TACTAAATAATCTGCTCTTAGTATCGTTGAGTTTAAACCGTCTTCATTTTGATATTGTATTCTAAATCTATATTTACCCTTTGTTGGTATCCCTATTGTTGGGTCATTTGAAAGGATTTGTTCCCCGTATTCGTTTGTAGTTATATAATCTATGTTCATTGGTACCTCCACTAACCATGTTCCATTGTCATCAATAATATTACCACCTTGTTCAAACTGATATTGTTCTAAAACAGGAAAACCTTCAGAGTCACTGTTTATTGTTTGTCTTATAGCCAAAATTCTACCTGATTGTGTCACCATATCACACAAAGCACCGGTATTAATACTTGGTTTACAACTCACTTTTAATTCATCCTCATCTGAGTTACTGTAAATAGACCCCATAAACACCGCTTGTGGTGATATCTCAATTCCGGAATCCCTTAAATCAAAATCGACTCTAGTTATACCTATTGTACAAAATTCGTCATCACCCCAAAATGGGTCTACTTCAATTTCTTTTACTTCATTTATAATCTGAGGAAGCATAGATAAATTTGAGTTGGACCTAAATTGAGGTCCTGAAAATTGACCCTCAACACCTAACCCCATTCTTATCAAATCTGAAGGTCTCTGTGAAAAACACCCAATATTTGATAAATCTAAATCCATCACTACTTTTTGCATACCTAAAGGTACTCCGACAATCATAAAATCACCACTATCGTTAGTTCTAACGGTGAATTTATAATATTTTTCATATATTTCTAAAACTTCGGTTCTAGTCAATAAATCATTCGTATCGGGAAATGTTCCTGTAGGTGTATGCCCACCATATTCTTGAACATAGGGTAATAAATTATATCTATACCCATCATCATTTTTATCGGATATGGTTTTGTAAGGGTATAATGTGGAAATAACAGGGTCTAATTCATCTTGAGTGGAAAGAGGCACAAAAACAGATATTGACACATTTGGTACTCCGTATCCACCATTGGCAATGACTCTCCCTGCAACAACCCCATAATCTGCACAAAACTTTGTGTATAAATCTTCTTGTTTTAATTTAAGTGAAAGTATTTCAATTAAATCAAAATCTTGGTCGATTTGAATTTTTATATTTTTATCTGATCCAGGTTTAGCTGCTATCCTGTAACTTTTTTGCATATTTGTCTTTGTTGATAAATAGTTATTTTATTACTTTTAAAGGTAATATGTTATCAATCAAAATAAATAATCTTACCCAAAGTCTACGGTTGTAAGATTTTTAATTCTTACCTTTATGTCTTTGTTAGGGTATCTTATTTGATAAATTTGGTCTGGTTCAGCAAAAATTGTGTTATCTACCAACTCTATCTGTTTTGTTGTTGAGTCAACATATCTTTGTGATGTTTCAGATGATGAATATTGTCCACCCACTCTATTATATATTCTCAATTCTGTTAATCCATTTACGCCTGAAATATTTTGTACCAAGGTCCTAATTTCTGAAATATTTACATTTTGACCTAATTCTCTGTTTGTTGGTAACATATAATTATTCACCGTATTAATTATCTGAGTTATGACTTCACCCTGAGTACTCGGTGAGTCAATTACTACAAAAAACTCAAACTCTAAGTCAATAACTTTAGCCACTTCGACAGAAATATAATCATTTATCATCCTATATTTAGATAGGTAGGTAGCCAGATTTGTTTTTAAATTATTAGATACTGTTTGTGTCAAAACACCTGAATTATTATATGAAAGAATTTTAATAACAATTTTATTATTATTTTCAGTAATTGATACTTTTGCAGGTGCGCCAAAATTACCAGGCATTGTATCAATTAATGATTTATAATCGTTAATTGTTACTGCTCTTTTTTGTGCTGCAAAATTATAAGTAACCATATTTCTTACTTCCTCAACTGAAGGTTGGTTTGCACCTCCAATTGCCGCAGTAACATTATTAACCCTTAATGATTGAATTACGTTATTATTTATAATTTCCGATGGCCCATTAACTGTAAAATCAACAAGACCAACTTGATTTATTGCACCAACACCTACATTACTAGCCAATCCACCACCTGTTCTATATTGAACAAACAAAGTCGTATTAGGCTTAACTGTTAATCCCAATCCTATGTTGTTTTGGTAATTTTGTAACTTTAGTGGAATTCCTGTTGTCGTAAATTGTCTTAACTGTTCATCAGGTGTTACTGTACCACCACCAAATTGTAATTTTAAAAATCCCTCTGGCGTATATTCGGTTATAAACCTATTATCTGTTTTTATATATTTACCTACTTTCACACCGGCCTCATCCACAGGTTTTGTTGGGTCTTCAATGAAAACTGTGTCTTCAGCCAAGGCATCAACTTCATACCACCTATTTGTACTACTCGCAAATTCAGAAAAAGACGGTGTTGCTTGATAGGTTGTACCTTCTTTTTGAATTACAGAAGTCACACCAAGAACGTTTTTATCGGGTAAAAAGAAACTATAAAACGGTATAACTTCTGCTGGTGTTATTACTTTTTTAAATACTTGTGTTGACCCATTAACTACAACCTCTCTTTTGGTTATTACATAACTTGACGGTGAGTTGTTGTTACTACTAAAAATTGGGACTTTAGTTCTATTTATAAACCCTTCTCTATTAAACTGCGATGAAAAGTCAATATCGTATACTGTCTCAAATGTAGTCCCTCCACCATTAAATTGTGTCCCTGTTCTTAATATACCTAAATACCTTACATCCTCAGAATCACCGACAGCTGGTACTGTTATAGAAATATCCACTACAGCAACTGATGGTCTAAATCCAGGAACTTTTAAACCGTAGGTTCTTGCTATATTATAAATTGAAGACCTTTGTTGTGCATATTGTAATACGGTTTCTTGTACACTCCTATCAATATGAAAATTTAAATTATCTCCGATAGCTGCATTCAAATCCATAAGAACCGAAAAAACAGAAGCGTCGTTAAAATTTTGTATTAACTCAGGATAATACTCTTGAGTATATAATTGTAAGTCATTTCTTAACCCTTCGAAATCTCTTTCGGTATATGATATTTTTCTATTTGCCATTTTTTATAAATTAATAATTATGAATTCTTTAGAACTAAAAGGGTTATTTTCGTCTATATATTCAATTCTAACTTTAGCTGTGTATTCTTCTGTGTTTGCACCAGGTACCCTATATATTGGTAAATCAAACTGTTCAGGGTTTAACACCCCTTCTTCAGTTGGTGTGTAGGGTTCTACTACCACATTTTGGATTGTTAGATTGGGGATGTACTTTCTAACCGAGTCTTCAATTTCTGTTCTTATTACGTCAAAGGTGTCTCCATCAATCGGTTCAAAAATAAATTCATATAATCTTGTTCCAAAATCAGGTAAATAATATCTAGTGCCTTTCCTTGTGAGTAATAAGTGTATTAAATTTGTTCTTATTTCTTCATCGGGTGTTTCCGATAAAGAAAGATATTTACCAACTTGACTTTCTCTAAAAGGAAAATTTATACCATATGTAACTCCATCTGCCATATAAAAATAAATATATTACAATGTTATTTCCAATAAATAGAGATAAATAAAAAAATCCTTACTTTCGTAAGGATTCTTTTAAGTTTTTATTACCTTTTGTGTGAAGAGGTTCATAAGGACAATGTAAACAACCACTACCACAACAACTACCTCTCTTTATATGGTATTCTTCGGTCATAACCATTTTACCATTTTCCCAATAAAAATCTGTCTGTTGTAACTTAGGTTTTACAAATTCCTTAATATACATTTCTTGTATCCAATCTTTTGATGCTCCTACGTTCATTTTAATTCTTTTTTCTAAGATTATAAAACGCCACCAATATCTGATAGGTTAATGTAACATTATTTCCCCACTGAACTTTCATAACTTATACTATTTCACAAGCACCCCCTGCACAAGCGGCTTCACCACGAAGGTCGGTGTTATCTTGTAGCTCAACAACCTTTGTTAAATCAACATCTTTAAGGGTAGATAATAATGATTCAAATTGTTCTTTTGTACAATCTTCAAACGGTGCTTGAGTATAGGTTCCTCCGTTATATGGTAACACAGATAATCCGTTATAGAAATCTCTGTTGTTCCACATCCAATCACCAACTAAATCCCACTCATCTTCTTTAATGGAAACGGTTGCCGATACATTATGCGTATTTTGTCCGTTTCTATGTCCAGGTTTAATCCACTCTTGAGAAACTTTTTTTACTCGTTCCAACATTTGGAATACTGATTCGTGTCTTACAATTGACCCCATCGGCGCTCTTTGTGGAATAGTAATAACCGCAGTATCATGTGGACGAAAGAACTCATCTTCAATTAGTTCTGGATGATTAATGTAAAGGTAATTGTAAATTGATTCATTTTTTCCAACACGGATTCTTCTTAAATAGTAGTCATTGTGCCAAGCGTGAATACCTGAAGATGTACCCAAAACCAATGATGAAGTTCCCGATGGTTTTACAGTAGTTGTTCTTGCTGATTTGTTAATCCCAATAAGTCCCGCAACTCTTTCGTTTTCTTCTTTTACGACTTTTGCTGCCCTTTTCATATCATAACCCAACACAACACCTGAACCAATTCCTGTCATTCCAACACCAATAAGTGCATCTTTTTCTGTTGTTCTTTTCCAAATAT